AGAACAGTTTAAATATACCATTCATAAGGTAGACATATGAAATTTGATACAAAACAACTGAAGTTAATTTCAGGAGAAGAGATTATTACAGAAATAGTCGATTCTGTTGCCAATGACGATAGTCTACCATATGATGCTCTTGTGATAAAGAACCCATACTTGGTAGATGGTGATAGAAGCAATATATATTTAAGACCTTACATTATGATGTCAAAGTTCGATCAGTTTCATCTCGTAAATATAGATCACTGTACTCTTATAACAGATGTAAATGCAGTTCTCCTTAGTATGTACAAGAAAACTATGAAACTATATCATAAGAATCACCCAGAAACTATAGCAGATGATAAAGATCCTAATATATACAGAGAAGTGGATTGGTCAGACGACTCGTCTCCATGTAATATTATCAAGTTCGATCCTAATAAAATGCATTAAGTATACTACCCTGGCTTAAAGGCTGATACCTTATTATATAGTGATTCGTCTAAATCGTCAACCCCTAAAATGAAATAGATGCAAAATAAAATAGTTGCATCTCTCTAGATCCTATGCTATAATAGGAGAAATAATCAGGAGATTAATAATGAAAGCAAAAGACAAGCCGCATTATGTCAACAATAGAGACTTTAGTAAGTAAAGCAAGAACAAGAGCCACCGAAAGTCACTGACTATATCGCAATGTCTTTTCTTCGTATTGCTCAAGGGCTATCTCACAAGGGCAACTTTGTACGCTATACCTATCGAGAAGAGATGGTGATGGATGGCGTGGAGCACTGTCTCAAAGCAATCAAGAACTACAACATCGAAGCAGCAACACGTACTGGTAAACCAAATGCCTTTGGTTATTTTACCCAGATCTGTTGGTATGCTTTTCTACAGCGTATTGCAAAAGAGAAGAAGCAGCAAGATATCAAACTAAAATATATTGCCCAGACACCTGCATTTGACTTTGCTGATGGTGACTTGGATGATATTGCAAAGGTTGCTGGTGTTGTTGACCAACTCAAAACACGTATTGAATCAGTGAAAGAGAAAGACAAGTTTTTTGCTGAAGAAGTCAAGAAGCGAAAGCGTCAAAAGAAAGTAGATCCCAATGAGGGTCTTGGGAAGTTTATGAAATGAAGGTGGCAATTTTAAATGATACTCATTGTGGCATTCGGAATAGTTCTGACGTATTTCTCGATAACGCAGAGAAATTTTACGATGATGTATTTTTCCCTTATCTACTGCAAAACGGTATTTCTCGTATTATTCATCTGGGTGATGTTTTTGATAACAGGAAGTTTATTAACTTCCGTGCTCTCAACCGCTATCGTAAGTCCTTTCTTAGCAGACTAAGAGAACATGGGCTTCACATGGATGTGATTCCAGGCAATCACGATACATTCTTCAAGAACACAAACGATCTAAACTCTTTAAAAGAATTGTTGGGTCATTATATGAACGAGGTTACAATCCATATGGAGCCTTCTGTTCTAAACCTAGATGGGTTTAAGTTTGCGATGTTGCCTTGGATTACACCAGAGAATAGAGATAAATCTCTTGAGTTCATTAGTACGTGTAAAGCAGATTGGCTTGGTGGACACTTAGAACTCAAAAACTTTGAGGTGATGCGAGGCGTTCAATCACACGAAGGTATGGACCATAAACTTTTTAAAAGATTTGAGAAAGTTCTCACTGGTCATTTTCACGTGGGGTCTGAGAGAGACAACATTAAATATGTCGGCACACAGATGGAGTTTTTCTGGTCAGATGCAAATGATCCTAAAGGATTTCATGTGTTGGATACCTCTACACGTGAACTTGAAAAGATCAATAACCCACACACTCTGTTTCACAAGATCATTTACGATGATTCGAAAACAGATTACTCTGCCTTCATTCCTGATGTGACGGATAAGTTTGTAAAAATAATTGTAATAAACAAGCAAGACCTATTTACATTTGATCGATTTGTTGATAGAATACAAGCACAACAAATACATGACTTGAAGATTGCTGAGAACTTTGATGAGTTCTTGGCTGATAACGTAGAAACTAAAGAGATTGCTGTTGAAGACACAAGCCTCTTACTTGATAACTATATTGATACTGTCAATACAGACCTTGATAAAGATAGACTTAAAACTGCTATGCGAAATATTCTTATCGAGGCACAGACTCTGGAAGTAGCATGATTAAATTTGAAATGGTACGGTGGAAAAACTTTATGTCCACTGGTGATAGCTGGACTGAAGTGGATCTTGTCAAAAACAAATCTACTCTTATTGTTGGACAGAACGGTTCTGGCAAGAGCACAATGCTCGACGCTATGTCTTTTGCTTTGTTTGGTAAGCCACATCGAAATATTAAGAAGGGGCAACTGGTCAATACAATCAATAACAAAGACTGTCTTGTGGAGTTGACCTTCAAGATTGGTACAGACTCACATAAGGTTGTTCGTGGTATTAAGCCTAACGTCTTTGAAATTTGGAAGAACGGCACGATGATTAATCAATCATCTCATGCCAAAGAATACCAGAATATTCTTGAACAGAATATCATCAAACTCAACCACAAAAGTTTTCACCAGATTGTAGTGCTAGGATCTTCTTCGTTCATTCCGTTTATGAAACTACCTGCACTTCATCGTCGTGAAGTTATCGAGGATTTGCTTGATATTAATGTATTCTCTGTGATGAATGGTATCATTAAGCAGAAAAGTTCTGTGATTAAGGAAACTATTAAAGATATTACCTACAACTTAGATTTGGTGAAACAAAAGATTGATAGCCAGAAGAAGTATATCCGAGATATAACCCAGATCAACGATGAGGAAATCAACTCTAAGAGAACTCAGATTACAGATATCGAAACTGAAATCCATGAACTGCAAGAAACAAATGCAGAGGCATCTGCCTACATCGAAAGAGAAAGTGATCAAGCCGAGAGCAATCTCAAAAGTTCTCAAGAAAAACTCCAGACATTATCTCAGTATAAAGCTGAGTTCAATACTTCTGTAAAGGCTCTGGTCAAAGACGCTAAGTTCTATGAGGAAAACTCAGAATGCCCTACGTGTGAGCAAGTGATTGCCGAAGAAGTACGTGAAGCTAAGTTAAAAGAATCTACAACAAGAGCCAAAACGTTGAATAGTGGCATTCAAAAGGTAGACCTTGAGACCGATGCAATCAAAGAGTTGATTGCAACACAGACCTCTCTTGTGAATACAATCCGAGAGAAGCAATCGTTAATCAACAATAACAACCAAACAATCAAACTACTGCATTCATCCATCTTGTCGGTTAACCAAGACATCAATCGTATTATGTCACGTGAAGGTGACCTTGGTAATGCAAACTCTGAACTGAATGCTATGAATGATACTCGTACTGATTTGGCGGATGAGAAGATGGGGTTGAATGAAGAACTGAGTTATCATGCTGCTATGTCTGAAATGCTAAAGGATACAGGCATTAAGACCAAGATTATGAAGCAATATATACCAGTAATCAATAAACTAGTGAATGATTACTTACAGATCTTGGACTTCTTTGTACACTTTACATTGGATGAAAGCTTCGTAGAAACCATTCGTTCGAGACATCGTGATGCATTTTCATACGACTCATTTTCGGAAGGTGAGAAGCAACGTATCGATCTCTCACTATTGTTTACTTGGAGACAGATTGCTAAGATGAAAAATTCAGTAGCGACAAACCTGTTGGTGCTGGATGAAACTTTTGATAGTTCTTTGGACCATGATGGCGTAGAGAACTTAATGAAGATCCTCCACTCTCTTGATGACGACACTAATGTATTTGTCATATCCCACAAGGGAGAAATCCTAGAGAACAAGTTTGACAATAAGCTTGAGTTCTATAAACAAAAAGACTTTTCTAAGTGTCAAGATTTTTCTTTACAAGCCGCTTAGAATCATGTATAATCAAACTATTAACATCAACGACTTAGGAGAATATAATGTCGAAAAATACTAACGCCGCTAAACTTGAGCATGATCTCGAAGCAATGCGTGATCTTGCCAACAAGGTAGGGCGCAGTACCGTTGCCGTGATTGATACTATCGTACAGCGAGGCGGTTTTCGTGGTGAAGAACTAAGCACAATTGGTCAGCTACGTGATCAGAGTGTACAGATTATCGCTCTATGTGAAGCAGCGCAGCAGGATGACGACGAATAGTAAACCTTTAATAAGGAGTTGCGCTTATTAAAGGCTAATATGATACCTTTTAATAACTATATAATGGATAATGTGAATGTCAGAATTCTTATGGGTCGAAAAGTATCGCCCAAAAACTATATCTGAGGCTATCCTTCCAGCTTCAGTAAAAAAATCTCTTACGTCCATGATTGGTACTGGTGACTTGCAGAATATGCTTTTCACTGGTACCGCTGGCGTAGGAAAAACAACTGCAGCAAGAGCACTGTGTAATGAACTTGGTCTCGATTATATTATCATCAATGGATCAGAAGAAGGTAACATTGACACCTTGCGTGGCAAGATCAAACAGTTTGCTTCTACTGTTTCACTACAAGGTGGTTATAAAGTGGTTATCCTTGATGAGGCTGATTACCTAAATCCACAATCAACTCAACCTGCACTGCGTGGATTTATCGAACAGTTCTCTGATAATTGTCGTTTCATTCTTACATGCAACTTCAAGAATCGTATCATTGAACCACTCCACTCACGGTGTGCTGTATATGATTTCAACACAAACAAGAAAGAAATGGCTGCACTTTGCGGAGATTTCATGGAGCGAGTTGAAGGTATTTTATTGCATGAGGGTGTTAAAAGGTATGTAAAATCGGATCTTGCAGACTTGATCATGAAATACCTGCCAGATTGGCGTAGAGTTTTGAATGAGTTACAACGTAGTTGTGTTGGTGATGAACTGATTGTAAATACAAAATCTGTTGGCACAGATGAGCAGTTCAATCGGTTGTTTGTATCACTGAAGTCTAAAGACTTTAAGGGTATGCGAAACTGGGTGGTAAACAATCTTGACCTAGATACGAATGCCATCATTCGTGGGGTTTATGATCAGATGGTAGATTATGTAGAACCATCATCTATTCCTCAGTTGGTTCTTATCCTTGCTGATTATCAGTACAAAGCAGCGTTTGTTGCTGATCACGAACTGAACCTTGTTGCTTGTATGACTGAAATTATGGGAGATGTTAAGTTCAAATGATACTACATTTATATACACAGAACAAATGCGGTTGGTGCCGCAAGTTAGAAGAATCTTTGATTGAATGGGGTCATGAATATGAGGTGTTTAATATTTCACTTGATATTCATGCAAAGCAGTTTATGAGAGATAAAGGTCATAAAACAGTGCCACAACTATATTACGCTGGTCAAGATGTGATGCAAGGTCCATCCGAAAAACTTACTTCAGGGGATTTACAAGACAACATTGATCGTGTAGAATGGCCTAATGTAGATTCTGGTATTGAAGGTAACCTATGAAACCGTTTGATTATGTAAACTCAATCAACACAACCAAGAAAGATATTATGGTTGATGATATGACCGAGAAGTCATATTTACCTTTTATGATCATCAACAGATCATTAAGTTACTTTGCTGATACAGTTCTCATGGCTAATGAGATGAACAAACATCATCATCTCGAAAACCGAATGCAGTACGACTTTTTGCGCAACATTGTGCGCAAACGTAAGAGGTTTTCTAAGTGGTCAAAGAAAGATGATTCGAATTCTATCGATTTGATTAAAGAATACTATGGATACAACGACAGCAAGGCACGTCAAGTCTTACCACTCATCGATAAACAACACCTAGATTTTATTGAAAAGAAGCTGTTCAAGGGCGGAAGGTAGAAATCTAGATTTTATAAATAGTTCCAAGATTAAATCATTTTTGTAAAGGTGAAGATTATGGAACAAGTGGCTGATATTGTAGATTGGTCTCCAGCAAGCATGTTGGAAATAATACTAAACGAACCAGACGATTTTCTCAAGGTTCGTGAAACTCTCACAAGAATAGGTGTAGCATCTCGACAAGATAAGAAGCTATATCAATCTTGTCATATTTTACACAAACAAGGAAGGTACTTTATTGTACATTTTAAAGAACTATTCCTATTGGACGGTAAGAAATCCAACTTTGAAGTCAACGACGTTGCTCGTAGGAATACCATTGCTACTCTACTGAGTGATTGGGGTCTCATCCAGTTTGTAAGAAAAGAAGAACTGCAGATGGCACCGCTTCGTCAGATTAAAATTATTCCTTTCAAAGAAAAATCAGAATGGGAACTATGTCCAAAGTATAATATTGGAAACAAGTAATGACGTGGGAAAGTGCTAAGTTTGATCAAGCCATTCGTGATGGTCAATATTACCAATGGAGATTTGGTCAGAGAGAACTGAACTTTGATTGGGAAAGGTGTCTTCGACTACTCGATACTCACATGAAAAATAGGATCGGGGGTAACGTAGAGAAGAATAACTTTCAACTGGTTGATACACACAAAAGAGGATCTATACCCAAGCAGCTAAAAGAAATGATAGCACAGCTAGAAGCCAAATTTTACAAGAACAAGGTATCCTTGATCTGCTTTGGCTCTATAGGACCAAACTCTAAGAGTTTCAATGTACACCGAGACACTATGGATGTTATATACATGCAGGGTCTCGGAGAAGTGGATCTTTCTATCTGGGAAGGCGTAGAAGGTGCAAAACTGGTGGACAACTTAGATTATGGAGATAGATCCAGCGTTCGTCAGATATTTAAGAAAAGATTTAAAAAGTATGACATCATATGGATACCAAGAGGAACATATCACTTGATAGAACCTGTAGGATCGAGAGTAGGATTCTCATTTGGTATCGAAGGTGGTCTCGATCCAAAGGACTACATATGATGCATCATTACCACAGTGCATAGCGAATATGCAAAAATCTCTTGAATAAAGAGACAACAATGCTTATATATACTACAGAGTTGCAGATAATCTGGACTCGACAATCTTGCTTGTAAAAAGGAGAAAACTATGACAGGCTTACACACACTATTCCCTCGTTCATCTTTTGTAGGGTTTGACCATTTGTTTAAAGAGTTGGAGTTTACGGCTCAACATGCAAATGACCACTATCCACCTCACAATATTATTAAGTCAAGTGATCAAAATTATTTGATCGAACTGGCTATTGCTGGGTTCTCAAAGGATGAGATTAGTGTTGAGGTTAAAGACCGCACACTAACCGTAACAGGTGAACACAAATCTAAAGGTAGAGAGTTTATTCATCGTGGCATTTCCACGAAGAAGTTCAAACGTACTTTTAGGCTGTCTGAACATGTAAATGTTAACGGAGCAGATATTCAGGATGGCATTCTGGCAATCGAATTGCAGTATGTTATTCCAGAAGAAATGCGTCCTCGTAAAATCAACATTGGTCAAGCGAGGAAAGCAAATGACACACCTAGTAATGGCACAAGCCAACTTCTTACAGAAACCCCTTAGTTACTTACTATATCTTATTTCAAAAGCATTCAGAGCATTCTGTTCTGTAATGGTTCGTTTCGGAAAAGCGTTTATCGCAAGTCGTCAAGCGGCTGCGAACAAAGCAATCTATGATTTCATTCGTATCGAATATCCGAGTGAAAACCCAGAACATGTATTGTACCGCATTCGAAATGGAGAACTAAAGAAATGAGAATTCTAGGAAAAATCTGGAAAGCAATCAGACCAATGACCGATGCAGAAATGCGTGACGAGTATCTTGGACAGTCGAAGGATCACGGTGATCTTGAGCGTAGACTGAGACATCTCGAAAACTCAAATCTCAGAGGTCGCTGGATCTAAAAGACAAGGGTGGGGGAAACTCCACCCTTTACTTGTTAGGCTAAGTATGGTATAATAGTCTAAAGAAAAGGAATGTATTATGATAACCCACTTTAATCATGGGGTGACTTTACCAAAGATCTCAAGGAAAACCACCGAAGGTGGTCGTAGGTATTTTACTCCAGAAGGTAAAGCATATCCATCGATTACCACTGTACTCAGTCAGCTAAACAAAGATGCCATTATTGCATGGCGAAACCGAGTTGGGGCAGAAGAGGCAAACAAGATCTCTCGGCAAGCATCTACTCGTGGTACCGCTGTACACAAGTTGGCAGAAGACTATATCGATAATGTCCCTGACTGGAACGTGGGTGTAATGCCTAACAATCTTGCGTCGTTCCTAGATCTGAAAAAGATTATCGATGAGAGACTTAACAATGTATGGTTTCAAGAGGAATATCTGTATAGCGATAGGTTGAGATGTGCAGGTCAAGTAGACTGTATTGCAGAGTTCGATGGTCAGTTGTCGATAATAGATTTTAAAACTTCTAGGAAGCCAAAGAAAGAAGAGTGGATCGAAAACTATTTCATTCAAACAGCATTCTATGCTGCTGCATTTTATGAGCGCACTGGCGTTCCTATCAAGCAAGGAGTCATTTTGATTACTGTTGACGGTCACAAACCTCAAGTATTCACGATAGAACCCTACAAATATTTACCACGTTTTTTAGAGGTGAGAGAGCAATATGATACTAAAGTTTGACGGCAAAGAGGTAGACTATTTTCATAAGTTTCCTCGGCACGTTGAGCGTGTTGGGATCTCTTTATCTGGTGGAGCCGACTCCGCACTAATTCTATATCTACTTGCGAAAGAGATACAAGACAGAGAGCAACCAACTTTCATCTATCCTATCCATGGCTATGATGTGAGTCGAAAGAACGTGCACAGTTGGAAAGTAGCGGAATCTGTAATCGGGTCAGTCAAGTATCATTTGCGTGATTGGCATAATATTATAAAGAAGCCACACATCTTTGCATATGACAAAAACCTTCCCATATCCAAAGAAGAATATCATAAAGCCAACTATGAGTATATGACAAGACGTCACAGTCTTGATTTTGTGATTCGTGGTGTGACACAAGGTATGCCTGATGATGATAGACCACTCAAGGCTGGTGATGCAGACTCAGCGGAACTTACTCGGCTATCCAAAGAAACATGGGTACTACCTTTTGGTGACGTTGACAAGAAGTTTATTGCCCATTGGTACAACGAACTAAACTTAGATAGACTACTCATGATGACGTCTAGTTGTATCGCAGACCAACCAGAACCTTGTGAGAAATGCTGGTGGTGTAAAGAAAAGTATTGGGCGTTTGGACACTATTGACGAATCATTTTAAGAGTGCTATACTGTTAGCAACTTAACTTAGAGGAATTTTTATGTCGCAAAGAGATACTACATTCAAAGATTGATGTGACCTATACTGCAGGTAGACGAAAGAAGACTGAAGACGGATTTGCTGCAAAGAAAGCAAGAGAAATATTATTGTATAGAACAGACTCAGTGGTTTTTGCTTGACTATCTGCCTATTTTATGCTACAATGATATCAATCATCACAGGAGATTCTATTGTCTTTTTACACTTCCGTTAATCGTTATGGTAACACCATATTCTATCGTGGCTACAATGATAGCGGCAATCCGATAGAACAAAAAATACCATTTAAGCCCACACTATACATCAACTCGAATGGCTCCAAGTCTGATTGGATTTCCTTGAATGGAACTTCTGTCAAACCAGTGGAGTTTGCCAAGATGAGTGACGCCAAAGAATTTCTTGAAAAGTACAAAGAGATTGAGCAGTTCAAGGTCTATGGGCAGACCAACTACATCATGCAGTATATCACAAAAAAGTTTCCAAACGAAATCAAATGGAACCCCAAACATATCAACGTGGTCAACTTTGATATCGAGGTCCAATCTGACGAGGGATTTCCAGAACCTGGCGAAGCCAAGTATCCAATTATATCAATTGCTCTCAAGTCCAGCAAGAGTTCTGTGTATCATGTGTGGGGTCTTGATGACTATGATCACACCAAAACAGAAATTGATATGCGTGGGGATCTAATCCAATATCACAAATGTAACTCAGAAGAACATCTACTGGCGTCGTTTATGAAGTACTGGATTGAGAATTGCCCTGATGTTATCACTGGCTGGAACACTAAGTTCTTTGATATTCCATACTTGATCAACCGTATTCGTCGTGTTGGACATGTGGATGCTGTTAAACGCCTCTCTCCTTGGAACCGTGTCAACGAACAGACCAAGATGGTGTTTGGTAAGCCACACCAATCCTACGAGATTGTGGGCATCCAATCTGCCGACTATATGGAATTGTTCAAGAAGTTTGGCTACTCCTATGGAACTCTAGAGTCCTACAAACTGGACCATGTTGCCTATACTGTACTCGGTGACAAGAAGCTATCCTATGAAGAGTATGGCAATCTATACACATTATATCAAGAGAATCACCAGAAGTTTATTGACTATAACATCAAAGACGTTCAGATTATTGATCGACTTGAAGAAAAGATGGGGCTGATTCAGTTGGCTCTCACCATGGCATATCGTGCTGGGGTAAATCTTGAGACCACATTCGGTACCACTGCTATCTGGGACTCGATCATCTATCGAGAACTGAACAAGAAACATGTGGCTATTCCGCCCAACGAAGATATGCCAAAGCCAGACTATCCAGGTGGTTATGTAAAAGAACCCATGGTTGGCAAGCATGATTGGGTGGTATCATTCGACTTGAACTCTCTGTATCCCAATCTGATTGTACAGTCTAACATGTCACCAGAAACTCTTGTCGGTACAAAAGAACCTCATGGTGTTGGGTATTATCTAAACCTACAAGAGAATGTTGAGAGTGAATATGCAGTGGCTGCAAATGGTTCTGTATACAGCCGAAAGAATCAAGGCATTCTGCCTATGATCATTGAAGCCTACTATGAAGAACGTAAAGTTATCAAAAGAGAAATGCTTACGGCACAGCAAGAGTATGAGAAAACCAAGACTGTAGAACTTGAGCGTCAGATCAATCAACTTGAAAACCGTCAGATGGCTATTAAGATCTTGCTTAACTCTCTCTATGGTGCTATCGGTAACCGACACTTCCGTTACTTTGATATTCGTATTGCCGAGGGTATCACGTTGTCTGGTCAGTTGGCTATCCAGTGGGCTGAACGTGCTATCAATAAAGAACTCAATAACATCTTGAAGACTGAAGACGTGGACTATGTGATCGCAATCGACACTGACTCTCTGTACATCAACTTTGGTCCATTCATTGAAAAACTCAAACCAGAAGATCCTGTCAAGGCTCTTGATAAAATCTGTGGTGATCACTTTGAGAAGATCCTTGCTGCATCGTATCAAGATCTAGCAGACAAGACCAATGCGTACAAAAATCGTATGGTCATGGCACGTGAGGCTATTGCAGACAAAGCAATTTGGACTGCTAAAAAACGATACATTCTGAATGTTCACAACAATGAAGGTGTTCAGTATGCTGAACCCAAGCTGAAGATCATGGGTATTGAAGCAGTTAAGTCATCGACACCTCAAGTATGCCGTGATCGGTTCAAAGAAATCTTTCAGATCTTGATCAATGGCACTGAAAATGATACCCAAAAATACATTGCCGATTTCAAAAAAACTTTTAAGAGTTTGCCCGCAGAGCAAGTAGCATTTCCACGAGGTATATCCAGCGTGAGTGATTGGGCTGGTGCTGATACCGTCTATCGTAAAGGATGTCCAATCCATGTACGAGGAAGTCTACTATATAATGCACAACTGAAAAAGCATGGTCTAGATACAAAGCTGCAGTCTATTCAGAACGGTGAGAAGATTAAGTTTTGTTATCTCAAGATGCCAAACCCTATACAAGAAAATGTCATATCGTTTCCAGAATATCTACCACCAGAACTCAATCTTGGTAAGTATGTGGATTACGATCTGCAGTTCGAGAAAACGTTCCTAGCACCATTGGAACTCATACTAACAGCCATTGGTTGGAGTGCAGAACCAAAGGCTACGCTAGATGCATTTTTTACATAACCAAAGGATATATGAGAATATGAATAACTTGATTGAACATTATGCAGAGTTTGTTGAAAGCATGATTTTAACAGAAGGTGATGCACGTGTCACAGAAAACACGTTAGGTCTCGCAGGAGAGACAGGCGAGATTGCCGAGAAGATTAAAAAATATTACCGAGATGGTGTTATTGATAAAAAAGATTTGCAAAAAGAATTTGGTGATGTGATCTTCTATTGGTTTGCACTGCACGGTGCCATGGGAATGGACCCTACTAAATCCATTGAAGCTAATATGATAAAACTTTCAGATCGTAAGGACCGTGGAGTTCTTCGTGGATCTGGCGACAACCGATAAGGAATCAAAATGAAGAAAAAGAAACCAGCAGAGGCATTTCGAATTGTCATTCTAGACAGTTCGCCTGACTTCAATTATGAGAAAGCAGATAATCTGAAATATCTCTTTACTCAAGCCAATAATGATATCATGTATCATCAGAATGGTAATGATCTTACGGATGTGATTAACTTTGATCCTAATATCACTTTCATTAATACACCCACAACTAAATACACCCACGCAAAAGATATCGCTGGCGTAGAAGATGGTGTGGTGATCGCATCAGAGTTAGAGTCTCAAGTACTTCAGATCTTGGCTAAAACTTCTGGTGGATGTGTTGTTCGAACACCTCTACCCATTGAGATTGTGGATCGCCTTTGCTCAACGAATGATAAGGTTGTCTATTATCCAGAGATCTTTTCTGAATCAACAGCAGAGAATCATACCTTTCATATCATTGGTGGTGCACACTCTTCTGTCATGGCGGTTAAAGAAATTCTTTATGCCAAGTCTAGCACATTGATGGGTAATGTTGTGACATGTACTGGTATCGAAGCAGCGATTATTGAACAGAGTATTTCAGCAATCACTGGACTGAAGTACATCTTCATGAACCAGTTGTACGACTTTATGTCTGAGTATGGCGGAGACTACAATCTAGTATCCAACTATATTAACTCTCATCATGCCACAGGTTCCACAAACAATCGAATACCTAACCGTCAGTTTAAACGTGGTATTCAAGACAAGCGTGTGGATGCCATTAAAAATCTGATGAATATGGATAAAGAACTCTTTACAATCCTTGAGAAGTTTGATATAATCAACTCAGCGTATTCAAATAGAGAGGAATAATACATGAGCATTATGGACAAACTCAAAAAGAACTCGAAGTTGAAACATACTTCAGTTCTATCTGAGTCTAAATTTTTTAATGAGAAGACCCCTACACCTACCAGCGTTCCTATGATTAACGTTGCTTTGTCTGGGTCTATTGATGGTGGTCTCCTACCAGGATTGACCACACTTGCTGGTCCATCTAAACATTTCAAAACTTCTTTTGCCTTGCTTATGGCTGGGGCATATCTCAACGCACATAAAGATGCGGTGATGTTGTTTTACGATTCGGAGTTTGGTTCTCCACAATCATACTTCGAACAGTTTGGTATTGACACTGAACGTGTGCTACACACACCGATTACTAATATCGAGGAACTCAAGTTTGACTTGATTGGACAACTTGAAGGTATTGCACGTAACGACAAGGTTATTGTGGTTATTGACTCTATCGGTAACGTTGCATCCAAGAAAGAGATGGAAGATGCTATCAATGAGAAAGCAGTGGCAGATATGTCTCGTGCTAAAGCATTGAAAGGCTTGTTCCGTATGTGTACTCCATATCTGGCAATGAAGGATATTCCTATGCTGGCTATCAACCACACGTACAAAGAACAAGGTCTGTTTCCAAAAGATATTGTATCTGGTGGTACAGGCATCTACTATTCTTCTGATAACATCTGGATTATTGGGCGTCGTCAGAACAAAAAAGGTACTGACATTGTTGGCTACGACTTCGTGATCAACGTAGAGAAATCACGGTTTGTAAAAGAGAAATCTCGTATTCCTATCTCAGTATCTTGGGATGGTGGTGTCCACAGTCACTCTGGTTTGCTTGATGTAGCACTCGCAGGTGAGTATGCTCGTAAACCTTCCAATGGTTGGTATGAAGGTGTAAACCCAGAAACTGGTGAGGTTCTTACTGGTAAGGTTCGTCTGGATGCCACGAATGAGAAAGAGTTCTGGGAGCCTGTCTTCGAAAAGACTAACTTTGCCCAGTTCATTCAGAACCAATACGAACTCGGTCATAAGTCTGAAGTAAGTATGGATGAGATTGTTGAAGAGGGTACGCTATGAATATCGAAATAGGTAAACCATATGCAGTAAGTGCATATAGAAAAAAATCTCTTATCGAGATTGAAATGTATAGGCATGAGGATGGTCGAGGTCTGAATACAGAAATCGGTTGGAGAAATGGAACATTCATTGTAACTCCTCAAAATCAAGAAGAAGTCGATGATCTAAAATCATGTATCTTTGTAGAGGGGGTTCATAGTTGGGAAAACGATAATGAGCCTGATATCTGGGACTATGAGTCATTTGAAGAGATTGAAATGGATAGTACCCACGATGGCTGTTGGGAAGAGTTTATTTTCTATGGCAACCATTTTACCGAGGAAGAACAAGAGGCACTTGAAGAAGAGTTCGAAAATGACGAAGAGCAGTATTGGAGAATTGATTTCCTTGAAGAAAAAGGTTTTGAAACCCAAGGGTGTAACTGGCAGATCCATGGCGGTATTATCGTGGAAGAACCAGAAGAATGAGGACTGTTCAAGAGTTTAATGTAATACCTGATTTCATCATTAATGAATGTATTGCAGATTATGACTCAAAAGAAAAACGCCACCCAGGCGTAATGAACACGGCTGATCCTAGTATACACATCGGTAAGATTACAAATATTGTACAAGATATTCTTGGTAAGAAGATCCAGTTTAAGAGTGGTAACTACTACCAACACAATAAACCATACCTACCACACACTGATTGGTTCTCACATTTGGATAATAACTTAAATGTAGTCATACCATTAAAGGTTGAATATCCATTGGCGCAATCACCTAGCTTAGTTGTATTCGATCAAAAGTGGGAAATGAATGGCGTGACTTGGTGCATGCATCATCCAGTTTTACAGTTTAATCCTAACACTGGTGTAAAAGGTAATCCAAACGAATATCCAATCGAAGGTAAAACAGGTGTTATAATGGACCCAGTGTTGGCACATCAATATCTACGTCATTACCATCCAAGTGATTTGTTTGGTCTCTCAGGTCGAGCGTACTCATTTACTAGAGGATCTGCTATCATATTTGATAACCAACGCATTCACTGCACGAGTTATTTTCAAGGAACAAAATTAGGACTAAGTTTGAGGTATAAGTTATGAAAGAAAATACAGATTATGAAATGATTACTGGCACTGGAGAGAACTGGGATATCCGTATTCTCACAGGCGAGTTTAATGAAACCGTTCTTGCGTTTAGTACATTGAAAGTTACTGATGATGGAGAACACCTCTCTTTCAACTTTGATATTGTGTCAAGTCCTGTTGATGATCTTGATGCAGATACCAACTTTGAACTACAAGAGACGGCTGGTCTTATCTTGGAGAATATCCTTGATACTGCTACACATATGAAGACTGTTGGACACGAAAAGAATCCGAAGGAAACGAAATGAAGATCTTGATCTGTGGTTTGCCAGGTAGTGGAAAGACTACTCTGGCAGAACCTCTTGCTAAGACACTGAATGCCGTTTGGTTGAATGCTGATCAGATCCGAATGAAGTATGAAGGTAGTGATACCAGTAAATGGGATTTCTCTGAGGCTGGTAGGCTGAAACAAGCTGACCGTATGCGATACCTTGCAGATGGTGCAGTTATGTCAGGCAAACTTGTCGTTGCTGATTTTGTCTGTCCGACTGATGCTACACGTGAGCACTTTAAACCAGATTTCACAGTATGGATGGACACTATTAAAGAAGGGCGTTTCGAGAATACAAATAAAATATTTGAAAAGCCTCGGTTAAAAAATGTACAGTACCATGTCTCAACTTGGTTTGATAACACACATGAAGTCTTGGCAGAGGTATTGAGTCGCTATTCAAAGATGCATAATATGACTGCTATTGAATATGCGGTGGATCAGACATGATTAGTCAAGATGATATAGATGCATTCACCACGCCAGATTTTGATTGGCAGAAACCAACTGTTCAGATGCTTGGACGTTGGCAACCATGGCATGATGGGCATACAGAACTTTTTAAAAGAGCACACGCTATTACAGGCCAAGTGGTCATTCAAGTACGTGACGTAATGGGTATTGTTGGTGAGGATGCTGGCGGTGGTAGAACTGCAGCACAGATGGATAATCCCTTTCACAAACAAGAGGTATTCGATAATATTGAAAAAGGCTTGTCTCCCCACTTTACAAGGGGTAAGGATTATGTTATAATGGTGGTTCCAAACATCGTAGATATTTCGTATGGACGTGGTGTTGGATATACATTTACTGAGCATGATCTAGGCAAAGATATACATGATATTTCTGCTACCAAGATCAGAGCAAAGATGAGAGCTGAAGGTGTCCTAGATGATTAATGCGAACATAGAACAAACAATTATCCGCAATCTCCTTACTAATATGGATTATGTGCGAAAGGTTGTTCCGTTCATCAAACCAGAATATTTTGAGGG